GGTTTCTTCTGGGTCGATGCGTGTGATTACGTCCGACAGGTCTTCGCGCTCACCAACGGCTGCGCTTGTTTTGTAAATAGCCATAATTTTAATCTCTCATTCGTTGTAAAAGTAAATCAACAGCAGCATCTTTGCTGCCAGTTTTATTTAGGCGTTCTAGTGCCTTATCATTGCGTTTTGCTTTAATCTGCGACTTTGACTTAGGTTGCCCAGAGCGGGTAACTTTAGGAGCCTTCTTTACCTTCTTCTGAACCTCTGGCTTCTTAGCCATAAGTTGGTCGTAAAGGTAAGCCTTACGAATAGCAAGAACACCACGAGCATCTGCGATATTAGAGACTTCTTGTTCTGAAAAACCAAGAACGCGCTGGGCGTAAGTAATAATTTCAGTCTTCTCTTTTTGTGCAACTTCAGGGTCTTTCCATTCAGGTAAAGCCTCTAGTAGCTTTTCCTGCTGTTGGTAAAGTGTTACCTGATGTTGACGCATCAACTCTTCCTGTTTCTCTTGCTCTACACGCATTTGCTCGACTTTGATTTTCTCACTCGCTTCCTTGCGGTCACGATAAGCCTCACGTTGGCGCATATACTCCATTGGGTCTTCTGTGTAGAGATTATCCCAATACTCTTGGGGTTGCTCTCCAGCAGATTCCATCTGGGTTTGCAGAGTTTGCAAAGCCTGAGCATATTGCTCACGCTGCTGCGCTAATACGGCTGCATCTGACTCTGAGTTCTTGCGAATCTCAGCGGCTTCTTGCATACGTTTTTGCGCCGCCTGTTCTAATTGGTAGGATTTGACAAGTTCGTCAGCTGTAACGTCCTTCTCTTCACCATCAACCTTCACAGTATAATAAGTAATTTCGTCTTCAACTTCCTCAACTTCGGAAGCATCAACGTCATACTCTTCATCATCGTCTTCATATTCGGATTCAGATAGCTCTTCAGCGTCATCTTCCTCGTACTCGTCTTCAGATGTCGCCTCAGCTTCTTCAGTCTCTTCGACTGCCTCAGCTTCAGCATTAGGCTCTAGTACGTCTTCGCTTGCCTCTTCAGGGGCGTCAACATTCAAGAGTGCGTCAATTGCTTGACTTTTCGTTAGTGAATCACCGCTACCCAACAGGGTTGTAGTTTCATCAGCCATTCTTTATCTCCTCAAAGATTTATTCTGGAAGTTAATTTCCAGTTTCGCTAAGTTGCCTGTCTCAACAACTTCCGTCAAATGGCCGCGCACCACCATTAGTGCTTGGTACATTTGAAAGAGCGTTTCTCGTCCTTCTATTGACGAGGAATCTTTCCACTCGCTGATGTACTTGCTTTCAAGCGCATCAAACGATTCTATAATTAACGGGTCACGCAACAGCGCCGCTGCTCGTTCCCCTCTGGCCTGTTCAGCCATTAATTTCCCTTCACCCAAAACAGTCTCCTATACTGTTGCAAAAATACCACACAATGGTTTTTGTGCAATACTTATGTTCTCGGCAAGTTGGTAGAGATATCTACACCAGCTTGTTTTTCAAGTGAGCGCAACTGAGCTTCCATTGCAAGCTCGTCTCGACGAAGCTGTAGTTCAGCCTCAGCTTTTTCACGTTTAAGCTGGAAGTCCATTTCCATTTGCTGAATTTTCATTGCTTGCTCGGCTTCAAACTCAACTTGCTTCATCTGCATCTCAGCTTGGAACTTCTGCATTTCAAGCGCAATCATTGGGTCTTGCTGCTGTCCTTGCTGCTGTTGCGCCGCTTGTGCTTGCTGAACCTTAGCCTCAATCTCTTGTGATGGAGCGTAGAACTGGTCGGCGTCTTTGAACCCTGCAAGCTCGGCAACTTTAGCCAGAGTGTTTCGATACTGCGTAAGGCTAACCATTGGGTTGTTCGGCCCCATTTGCTGAATAATTTGCTCTTGTTTGGCAGCGGTTGCCATCAGGAACTGTATCTGCTCTTGTTTTTGAGCAGTGCCTAAGCCTACGTTAATTTGAACATCGTACAGGCTGTTCCACTCGCGTGGGTCTACAGAGACAAACTCATTATTCAAACGAACAATTTTTTCTTTGTTTTGATACTTCGTAGACAGATGCAGGATTCCTCGGAAGAGGTCACGCACACCAGTCTCAGCAAACACACGAGCAATCATTTCAATCTTGCCTTGCGAAGCTGCCATAGTCGCGGCAACAGCGGTGGCAGTTGTTGACTGAAGCGAGTCGGCATCCAGACCCATCGACTGTTTGGTAATACCAGTGCGTTGCTCACGCACAGTGTCCATGTAGTTCAAAGCAGGGAATACGGAGCCAGCAACGTCAGGAACTTGCAGTGGTTGTACTGCACCAGCTTGGCGCACCCGCACAATACCAGCGGGACGGTTGGTCATCAGGTCGTCTAGGTTTACTTGACCTTCAACAGCAACAACACGAGAGTTGTTTGTGTTGTAGATATTGTCTAGCAACTGACGCATCAATGTTGACTTGATTAGCTGCACGTCCATCACTAGCTCTGCAACAGAGCGACCAATAGCGCGGTGCGGCATCAAGATAGGCGAAAGACCAGCAAACGGAATGTGGTCAAACTCTTCGTTTTCAAGAATGTGATACCCATTGCCAACTGTCAGAACACGGCGAAACTCAGCAACGCCATCTCCATCGTAATCAGATTTAATGTACGACTCAGTAACCAATACGTTACGCATTGTTGGGTCTGTGCTGTCATAGGTAAGACCAGTTTCAATGTCTTCAAAACGCTTGGTGCGTTCTTCATTCATGTCTAGGTCTGTGTATCCAGCGTAGCGTTCAACCTCATCTCGGTCATAGCCCATTTCAACAAGTTCGCTGACAGTCATTGTCGTACGGTGCGCCACAAAGTCTGCGTCTGCAATGCTCTTGGCACGGTTGCTAATTAGGAACTCTTCAGGCGGCACGTTTTCAATGGCAATGCGCCCGTTCTCTTCAGTGCGCTTTACCTTTACGTTGTAAGAAACGGGAGCGGGGACAACCATGCCATCTGGCATAATCATTTCTTCGCCCATCAAAACTTCTTCACGCTCAACGATTTCAACCTCTGGGTCTTCCAAGAGCATCATAAGCTCGTCTTCAGTAAGACCTTCGTACTCTTCTGTTTTTACGTCTGTTGTTTCATCCCAGTAGTATTTAACAACACCCATCTTTAAGATAAGCGCGTCCTTGAACCAGTTGTGCATGATTTCAAAGCCACGGTTATCGTTGTTAATTACCCAGTTTGAGTAGTCACTAGCTTGCTCTGCGCCCCTGACGTCCTCTGGCCCCTTGGGGGCAAAACGCACATAGTCGTCCGACTGCGTAAATATACGCATCAGGCTTGGCATAATGTGTTCAATAGTATCGCTTACTTCCGTGCTGACAACCTTTGAGCGTTCATCTTGCTCATTCCCAAAAGGCTCACCCAGATAGTAGTCCATTGCATCAATACGAGCTTGAGAGTACTCAGTGTCGTAGTGACCGATAGCTTGTTCAATCTCATTGCGAACAATCGACTGAAATTCTACATCATTCATTTTAGCCATTATATATCTCTTAATCTGTTGCGTCATCGCCAAGCTCTACAACTGTAGGCTTGCGAGGTGCTTTTTTAGCTTTTACTTTTTTCTTTTCTTTTTTAGGCGATGGAGCTTTTACAGGCTCTGGAGCTTTTACAACTTCCGCAACCAATGGCTTGCGACAGCTTTTGCATAAGCCAGTAACATTTGTGTGGGTTGGGTATCCGCAGTGTGGGCAGCTAGTCATTACTTCTTCGCTTTCTTTTTGGCAGGCTTCTTTTTGGCAGCCTTTTTAGCAGCGGCCATTCCAGCTTTTGTGTACGGGTACTTTTTACCTTTAACCATTGGCATAATAAACTCCTACCATTTAACCTTGTGCGACCAATACTTTGCAGACAACTTACTTGTCGGCTTTCCTTGGGCATTATGTCTAGCATAGTATGATTTTTTTCGTGCTTTGTCTTTAGCTGTTTTAGGATTTTTCCCAGCGCCTTTTACACCCTGCTGACCGAAGCGAATAAGGCGAATCTTGTCACCTTCTTTTGCTAGAACCGCATGACTCTTCTTCGGATGCTTGGGGGTGCGCTTGGGCTTGTTGTAGCCAGCAAAGCGCTCATCTCTATAGATAATAGCCATTAGCAAACTCTCATGTGATGTTTCGGGCCAAGTTTTTTGCGAATGTGCAATCCACGTTTTCTGTGGCGACGTTTTACACGCGTGTTTCTAATGACAATATTTTCTGTCTTCTTTGCCATTATGCGTCTCCGTAGATGCCTTCTTCAGTTACCTTGATGGAGCGCACAATCATCATGTACTCATCGGGGTGTGTGCCACCTTGCTGGGCAGCATAGGCAGATGCAAGCAAGGATAGTTCAATTAACTCGTCCCAGTCAACACCGCGTTCATTAAGTTGCTCCAGCACAAGGGCGAGGGTTTCAAAATTGCCGTCCTCTAGCTCTAGGCCGTCTTGGTCAAACATTAAACTATCCATGTCGATTTCCCATAACTAAGGTTGCTCGTCCACTTGTGCTTACTACCGCTCTTGGCAATACTAGCACGAGAAGCAAAGGTAAGGCAAAAGGCATCTGCAAGGTCAGGACTGTTAAGTCCACGCCTTTTCATCTCATCTTTTCCTTCGACCTTCAGTTTACCGTTAGACAAAAAGGAGAACCTAGGCTTAGACAGGTCGTCA